CCCAAAAGCGTCCTAATGGAGCCACCAGACGCTGGGTGTTCAATCCGCTTCATGACCGCGTTCACAGTGCCCTTCAAGAACGGCACCTTGAGGTGAAAAAAGTTCATCAATTCACTGGCCTCCTCTACCTGCAAGTCCAATTGAGCAGCCAACTTGGCTTTGCCCATGCCGTACATGAGGCCCAGGCCAATCGTTTTGGCAGTCTTGCGTTTAATACCGGCCATGTCGGCAACCATTTGGTGAAAGTCGGTATCGGGGTTTTCCCTATAAGCCTCGGCCATCTTCTCTGCGCCGGGCAGGTCCAAGAGGCTTGCATAGTGCACCAAGAGCCGTGGTTCTTGGGAGGAGAAGTCGTTGGCCGCCCAAATCTGCCCTTCTTCGGGCAGAAAGAGTGAGCGCACCATGGGCCCGATGATCTCGTGGCGCGCGGGCACTTGTTGGAGGTTGGGACTGTTCATAGACAGACGGCCCGTGATCGTGCCGCCTTCGTCGTTGCGCATCTGGTTCACGTGTGGGTGAACTCTTCCTGTCTTAGCGCTGAAGTCGAGGTAAGGCTGTAGGAACGTGCTATGGGTCTTGTTGGTCTCGCGCGCTTCGACAATCAGCTTGGCCACAGGATGGTCGCAGGAATCGAGGAAGCCTTTTGTGAAGCTTGCCGCGCCGGCGGTGGTCTTGCCATAAGCAATCCCCAGCTTGTCAAACGAATGGGCAATGCTGGCGGCCGCCCAGATATCCACAGTTCCTCCACACAAAGACTTGAGCTCTGCAAAGACGGCCTTCTCTCTTTGGATAAGTTTGTGGATAGTTTTCTCGCACCTTTCCCGGTCAAAGCGAATGCCCTTCAAGGTGAGCTCCAACAGCACTGGAAAGGCGGCTGTCTCGAGGTCAAAGATTGACTCGACCTCGTCTTGGCGCATCTTGGTCTTAAAGTGGTGCCAGAGTTTGAGGGTCAGCGCCGCGTCTTGCTCGGCGTACTCTCCCACGTACATGGCAGGTAGCTTCCATAATTCTTTCTTGGGATGAACGCCAAAGTCGGCAGCAGCCTGTTTGAGAGCGGCCTCTGACTTGACCTCTTTAAGGTAATCGAAGCCAAGCGCATTGAGGCTGTACGAGAAGCGGTTCTCGTCGAGAAGCGGGGCGGCAAGCATGGTGTCAAGTATTCGCCCGTTGATGGTGAATCCATTGGCCCTAAGCCAACCGCAGTCATAAGCCGCGTTGTGCATGATCTTGTCAGCGTCAGTGGCCAGGACATCTTTTACCCACCGCTCAACAAGACGTTTATCAAGATTGCCACCGCCGCCGTGAGCAACAGGATAGTATCCGCTCCAGCCGTCAACAGCCACAGCATAACCAGCAATGAAGCCGTCGTTGCGGGGCCATCCCGGCCCAAAAGATTCCATATGCGGGTCAGAAGTTTCCAGGTCAATCGCAATCTCCTTGGCGGTGGACAGGTTAGGAAAAGTCTCCGGCGGCACCCACTCGGTGAGCGTTGGAAACATTGGCATTGTTTTCACAGGCGAAATCCCTTTAATTCATTCTTTGGCAACACGTAGTGCAGTGCTTGCTTGGCGCGCGTGATGCCCACATACAGCAGTCGGTTCACGTCGTCTGAGTTTCGTTCATACTCCTTGGCAAAGCGCGTGGACAAGTCACCCAGCAAGAGTACGTTGTCCGCCTCGCCGCCTTTGGCTCCGTGGATCGTGGATAGCTTAATTGGAATAGCCCCCGTGAGCTTTGTGCCGCGTCGCAAGAGGGCGATGATGTAGTCCCGCTTGTCTTCCCCGATCTTCAGGAGTGCCTCGTGCCAAATGATGTCCGGAGCCAAGAGCCCTTGTTCTTGTCGCAGGCGTTCCATGCTGTACACGCCGTTGGGGTCCGCGAGCCGTAGTCCTTTGTACCCGTGCTTGATAAAGTCGGAGCCCAGGTACTTGTAGACGTTCTTGACAACAGGGAACGGCAATTCTTTGCCGCGTCTTAGGTTTTCCCAGCCCAGCACGGCCGACAGAATGCCTTCTGAGATGCTCCGTTGTCCGTGGCGCTCGAACAGCAGGCCCTGGCTCTTGATCCACATATGCATTTCGGTAAGCATGTAGTTGGTGCTGGCAAGAATTAGCCAGTTGCCGTGGCTGATGTCCACATGGGAGAAGTCGTTGTAGTAATGGATGTGCCCTTCTTCGGCGCGAGCTTTCCAAACCTTTGGCTGGCGCTTTTTGATGCGATGCACGATTACATTGGCCATTGCGTGGATTTTGGCAGGCACGCGGTAGGATTGATCGAGGATGGTGATTGCGCCGCTGAAGTTTAGAAAACTATCGACGTCGGCCCCTGCCCAGTTATAGACGGCCTGGTCATCATCCCCGGCTAAAAAAGAACGCTTGGACCTTTCGGCAAGGGCTGTCACCAAGTCCCACTGCAAGCGGGAGAGGTCTTGTGCCTCGTCGATGATCAGCGCGTCCAGTCTAGGGAGCCGCTCCGGTTGGTGCACGATCTGCTCGAGCAGGTCAGTGAAGTCCAAGAGCGCATGGCTTTGCTTGTAATGTCGGTAAGCGCGCTCCACAAACTCAAAGTGGAACCACTCAATGTCCATGCTGCTTTGGTTGTAGTGGGTGCGCAGGTCCAGGCCCTTAATCCGTGCGATGTTGATCTCGTTCAAGATTGGGTTGTCCACCTTCACCATGAAGTCCTCGTCACCGTTCTCAATCGAGAGCTCAATACCTGCCTCTTTGGCAAAGGCCTTGTAGTCGTCTGGCGACATCATGTCTTTGGTGCCGATGCCAAGACACCGGTAGGCCAGACTGTGAAGCGTGCGAAACCAAGGGAAGTCAAGGTCTGGATTAAGGTTGGGGAATTTGGTGATGGCGCGGTCCCGTGCTTCGTTGGCCGCTTTCCTTGTGAAAGAGAAATAGCCAATGTTCAATGAGGGGACGCCGTCTCCCAGTTCCTGCTCGACGATGTTCAGCAGATAGGTTGTCTTGCCAGAGCCGGGAGGGCCGAAGATTTTTCTAATCTCCATAACGTTCCTCGATATCTTGAAGATCGCATTTCCACAGGATGATCGGAGTGTGGGGGCCTACGTAAGCGCCTTCGATGTTGAACTCGATGTACTCCAAGGCCTCATGTATGTCCATGCCGTCTTCATCTGCTGTGAGCTTGTCCACCATCTTGTCGCCGCTGTATATCAGCCGCTCTACTCTTTGATTGCCGTGCCACGTGCAGCAAGTGCCTATGAAGCAATCGTCAAAGTTATCCATCTTCAGGGGGCGTTCATCATCATTCAAAATGGGCTCCGTTTCTTTTGTTCAGGGGTGTTAAAAGGCGCGTCTTGTTTCTTAAATCCTGGCAGTCTCCAGCACCGTGTTGCGCGGCCCTTGAGAAACAGTGGAATGGGTTCACCACCAAGGTCTCGTAGGCGTTGTGCCATCTTCGGAGCGGTCAGGCCCACAAAGTTGTTGCGCTTAAGGTGAGCTTCCAAATCCTTCATGCGGAAATAGGTCTTTGCCTCCTCTTCATCTGTCCATGGGCGACCAAGCAAAATCTCATCGCGGTCCATGGCCTGTTGCAAGTGGGTACAGAACTCTTCCAGCAAGTCCACAAAGCGTCCTGTAATGCTCGTGTCGTCAGTAGCCTCTTGTATTTGTTCAGACTCCACCATTTCTTTGAGCAATGCATTGAGCATCTGCTCCCAGTCTTGTTTGCGCAACGTTGGAGGCAAGACGTTGATCTTGTCAACGCAAGCCTTTTGAAACATGTTTTGGTTGTACAGGTGATCGGTATCAAGCTCGATACGCTTGCCATTGATATCCAAGAACCAAAGAGGTGGTTCTGAGTTGTACTTTGACAAAGAAGACAGTTGTGGTGCATCAGGTCCGTTGGCCCCGACCCCGTGTTTGCGAGTCCTGCACAGCCCGGAGTTGCAAAAAGAATTGAGCGGTGCATCCTTGCACTTGTACCGATAGTCCTTCTTGTTGAGTTGCTTGACCAGTATCTGTACTTCGTTGTTTGGCAACGGCGGGTGGACGTACTTGAAGTTGTGCTCAATCAGTGGGTTCTCCCAATTTATGGGATGAATCTTCTTGAGGTAGATGCCCACGTTGAACAGTGTATTGTTCCTGCCACCTTCTGGAATGCCTTGCGTGCACAGGGCCTGTAGGCAAGGAGGGCCGTCTGGGACAACCTGTTCAGACTTCTTCGGAGGTGCCGGCACAACCAGGTCAGTGCCTTGTATGTTGGCATCGACGAGCTCGTAGAACTCTTCCAAGGTAGCGGCACTGCCATCTTCCTTAATGCCGTAGCGCATGGTCTGGTCACCGCCGAAATACGGCAGATTAAGAAAATTGCCCGTGTCGCCACGGTCAACCAAAATCTCAGCTTGTTTCGGAAAGATTTCGCGCCCAGCTTCTCCCAGCAATGCGGCAGAAGATTTCAAATACTCTTGCATGCGTGCAGCGGCAATAGGCTCCTTGGTAAACAAGAAGACATGCGCGCCACCTGACTTGCTGCGACAAACAACAAGAGGCAACTCTAAGCTTTTGATTTTCTTGACTAGGCCTGCATGATCCAGTGGATACTGGTCAATATCAATACAGCCCCAGATGCAGGAGTTATCCGCCCTGATTGGGATAATTCCAAGACTTGGCTCAACGCCTGTGAGATGTTTTTCCCAGAGATCGTCGGTTGGAGGTTTGCGGACAACAACGGCCTTCCCGGCCTGCTTCCCATCTCCCCGCGATCCTTCAATTTTGTATGTTCCATAGGCAATATCTAGTCCAGAGAATATGGCCTTGAACCGTGTGATGTCGGTCATTCTGCTTTCTCGGGTAGGTGGGGCCTACTCGCTGCACTGCTCGTGGATGAACCCACAATAGTGGCAGCATCCGCTTTGGGCCCCAATTTTCAGAATGGTGCTTTGTTGCCCGAGGCTTCAGCATCGCCCTCGTGCTTGACCTTGACGTCGCCAACGCTTACCTGAGTTGAGAAAGCTTTTGCACTCAGATAAATGTCGTCTTTGTCCACTTGGCCAATACGCTCAATTTCCCAACCAAACCACTTACCCTTGTCATTTGATTCACCCACAGTGCTTAGGCGGTACATCTGGCTGTACATAGGAGGCGTGAACATGCCGTTCGCTCCTTGCATCTTCACCGACTGCATCATACTGTTCCACTTGCGCGACTTTTTGAGTTGCGTGGACTTCATCACAATCAATGCAGGGCTTGGGACGCCCGCAGAATCAATCACCATCACGTAATGATTAGCGGTGTTCTCTATGTAGTTGCCGTTGTCCAGGTACTCTTTGTTGTCCCCTGGATCGCGATGCGTCTTTGTCAAGACGTCGCTTGTTGCAGGGTAAATGTGGATAGGTGCACCACCGCTACCGCTACCACGTGGGGCCCACTCAATGTACTGACGTACATAGGCGCAGGGGACCACGGTAATGCCCTTCTTGCCGTCATACAACTCGCCTGTGACAGAGTTGTAGACCATGCCAGGTAAGGCACCCTCAATCTCACCTACTTCGGGGGAAGTGTTGGTGAGCAGTTTCAAGAACGGGAGCGCAAAGTCTTCCTGGCCCATGCCGGCAAAGCTTGATGCGGCATCTTGTTCAAAATTACTCACCATTGCGATTGCAGTTGATGAGTCCTTGGTTGCTAAGTCGTTTTTAGCCATGATTCAATTTCCTTTTTTCGTTTAAGCGGATTTAATGGTTGCCTTTTGGCCAATGAATGCGCCAAAAAGTTCGGTGGGAAACTCGTTTCCTCGTTCCACCTGTTCTTTAACCCATGCCTTGAGGGTCATGGGTTCTATCTTCTCGGCTTGTTCGGCAGGGTAGCCGGACTCACCAAGCAGATTCAATAGACGAGAGCAGAGCTCGTCTTCGCCACGTCCAAAACGGACGCTGACAGTGTTCTTGATGATGTCATCCATGCCACGTTCACGTAGCCATTGAAAGGCTTCCGCACGGCGTGCTTCTGGAATCGATGCGCTGTAGAAAGGCTTGACTTCAATCGAAGAGCCGTCGGCCATTTTGAATGACCTCAGATTCATCTGCGCCAGCACCTCTGGAATAGATTCTTCAGTCAACTTGCGAAACTGCGCTTTTCTTTCTTTCACAGTCTCTTCAAGGTCTTCAAGTTCTTTCTCTAATTCTTTTGCACGTTTGGCTAATGCAGCAACACCGACCAAATCGGCATCCTGTATTTTAAGAGCATCTGCATCTTGTTCAAACTGATTCGTAAGACTCATAGGGTTCTCCTTTCTTAAATAAATCAACCTCGACTGGTATGTAGCGTTTCTCTCGCTTATCCCACTTGAGGCACTTGAATCTACCATTATTCTTTGCAGCCGCAACAGCGCATGCAATGCCAATGGCAGAGGGGTCTCCAATCAACAACAAATAATCCGCATCACTGAATTTTTCCAACTTACGTTGAATCCTTCGCACTGTTGGCACACTGGAAAAGGCGATCTGGGCATTGTCAGGAAGAATTATTTCAATCTGTCCAAACACCATAGCGCCTGATATGTTGTGTTGCAATGTCTCTTGGATTACGTAGACAGTTGCGCTTTTTTCAGTTATCACAAATTCTCCTTTCTTAAGATGAGCGACTAGTGTACACTACAAAAACTTGGACCGCAACCCCAAGAAGAAAGAAAGAAATGATTGACAACTTTTTACAAACTTATCCCTATAGGAACAAGCCTTTTGTCCATCAACAGGCCTATCTTCAACGTCACTGGAGTGCCCCGGTAGCAGCTTTGTTTGCAGATATGGGAACTGGTAAGAGCTACATGCTCATCAACAATTTCTCCATGCTCTACGACAAGGGATTGCTAAACGGGGTGTTGATAGTAGCACCGAAAGGTGTCTATCGAAACTGGTTTGACACGGAGATTCCTAAGCATATACCCGAACATGTGCAATACCGCATGGCGATATGGAACCCTCAACCAAGAAAGGCTGAAGAGCAGGCCTTGAATAGCTTGTTTGACATCACTGAGGACCTAAAGATCCTGGTCATGAACATTGAGGCGTTTTCCACGGTCAAGGGGTCAAAATACGCCAGCCGGTTCTTGCTGTGCCACGACGCCATGATGGTGATTGACGAGAGCACCACCATCAAGACACCCACTTCGGCCAGGTCTAAGAGCACTGAAAAGGTGGGCCGTGGTGCGCGGTTCAAGCGCATTGCTACGGGCTCCCCGGTGACCAAGTCCCCCATGGACCTGTACCAGCAATGTGCTTTCTTGTCGCCCAACTGCCTGAATGCGGCAAGTTACTACTCGTTCCAGGCGCGCTACGCGGTTGTGATTGAGCGCAGTGTGGCCACGCACAGCTTCAAACAGGTCGTTGGGTACCGCCGCCTCGATGAGCTCAAAGAAAAGCTCGACCGCTTCAGCTTTCGAGTGACCAAAGAGGAGTGCCTGGACCTGCCCGACAAGTTGTACGTCAAGCGGGAAGTGGACTTGACTGACGAACAAAGACGTGCGTATTTGCAGATGAAGTCCATGGCGCTGTCCCAGTTCAAGGAGGGAGTGACCAGCACGGTCAATGCCTTGACGCAACTTATGCGTCTGCATCAGATTGTCTGTGGCCACGTAAAGTTGGACAACGGGGAAGTCATCGAGCTTCCCAACAACCGCATTGGCGAGCTCCTGTCTGTTGTCGAAGAGACCGACGGCAAGATCATCATCTGGGCCAACTACCGCTATGACATTGAGGCCATCAAGCTGGCTTTGTCAAAGGAGTACGGCATGAACTCGGTGGGCATGTATTACGGCGACACGGCCGACGACGAGCGAAAGCGTGTCTTGGAGGAGTTCCAAAAGCCGGATAGCGAGATGCGCTTCTTTGTGGGCAACCCAAGCACTGGTGGCTATGGTTTGACCTTGACCGCTGCCCAGACCATGGTTTACTACAGCAACAGCTTTGACTTGGAAAAGCGCCTGCAATCGGAAGATCGCGCGCACCGCATTGGCCAGACAAAGAACGTGACCTACATTGACTTGATTGCCGTTGGCACGGTGGACGAGAAGATTGTCAAGGCTTTGCGGGACAAAATTAACATTGCCACTCAGGTGATGGGAGAGGACTTTAAACAATGGTTGATTTGATCCCCATCCGCAAGCTCTACGTGTACGAAAAGCTTGAACAAATAAACGCACCAGAGGGACGTGTCTACGGCGACGACAGATTGCCAAGCGTCACCCGTATCCTGTCGGCTACTAAGGACCGGGCGCACCTTGACGCGTGGGCCGCGAGGGTTGGTGAGGCGGAAGCGGAGCGTATCAAAAACGAAGCGGCCAGTGTGGGCACCCATATGCACAACGTCATCGAGCGCATGATTGCTTATAGGGATTTACCACGTCCAACCAACTGGCTTATGACTAAAGGTTATGAGATGGGGTACAGGTTGGTTAACACTTACTTTCCCTATATGTCAGAAATATGGGGGTCAGAGGTGTCTCTTTATTACCCCGAGAAATATGCAGGAACGACGGACTTTGTGGGTGTGTACCGTGGGCGGCCGGCCATTGTTGACTTTAAGCAGTCAGTCAAGCCTAAGCGCTCGGAGTGGATTGAGGACTATTTCCATCAGCTTGCCGCCTATGCTTTGGCCCATGACATCATCCACGGCACGAATATCGATTTTGGAGCCATCCTGGTGAGCGTTCAAAACGGCACGACGCAAGAATTCACGACCACTGGCCGTGAATTTCAGAACCACAAGGATGCTTGGATGAAGCGTGTTGAGCAGTTTAGGCAGCAGGCGGTGCCGCTCCCTGAGACGCCAGCATCGGACTGATGGCGTCGTTGGGGAACAGGGACTGGAACATCGCACGACTGGTTGACGACTGAGCGCCGGGAGCAGCAGGGGCCTGTGCACCGGGCTTCTTGTCAAAGAGACCAGGGACGCCTTTGGACGGCACTGATGGAGGAAGCTTGCGCACTGGTGGCGCAGAACCAGGAGGTCCTGTTTGAATCAGGTTTGCCCTGGGGACTTCGCTCTCGTAGATGCTCAACGGCGCTGGAATGCGCGTGGCCAAAGTACGGCCAAGCAATTGAGATAAGTTTTCCACAAAGCCCGCCTCTTGCTGCTTGTTCACACCACGGCGTAACAGAGCGGCCATCATCTGTGGGTCTTGCAGGGCCTTTTCTATGGTACTGCGAATCATGAAGTTAGGCATCTTGTCAAAGATTTCACGCACATACTTCGAGCCGGCAGAAGCAGCAATCAAGGAGCCTGGTCCGCCGCCAGAGACGGAGGTACCGATATTGGCACCGACGATACGCATGGCCAACTCTTCTACAGCACCTGCGCCGTCCAAGACTTTATTGAGCTCATTCTTGTTGCCCATGGCCTTTTCAACACGCATCATTGGGATCATCAGACGCTTAAGGTTGTTCACCTCTTGTTGAGTTATGAGGTTTTGGCTCCGCATGATATTCACAATGGAAGGCTGGCCGGTACCCAAGGGCTTCAACAATGCATCATTGAATGCCTGAATGCTGAAGCGTCCATCCCCACCTGCTTTGGTGTAGGCGTAGTCAAACAGCGTGGATTTCAATCCATTGACTGCGTCGGGCCCGCCAGCACCTGCAAGCTTGGCCAGGTTGGAAATGCTTTTAACTGGAAACTTGCCGTTGAGCGCATCAGTAACAGCATTGGTTGGGTTCTCAAACTTCAATAGTTGAGCAAACGCGGATTGATTTGCAAGGGTCTTGTTAATTTCGCTGTTTTGGTCCTGTATTGCACGGAACGCAAGTTCAGCTTTTTTGGCATCTTGCAAGTCAGCATAGATGCCCAGCTTCTCCAGCATGGGCTGGTTCTCAGCAGCAAACTTCTCCAGCATGCGAGGATTTAAGCGACCAGTTACAGGGTCAATTGCCTTTGCCGCCGCCAATCGATACACACGGTCCTGTGCGTCTTGAATCGAGACCACGTTAATGTCCGCCAAATCAGCCTGAGGCTTCAAGGCCAAGGCCTGTTTGCTACGTTTGCCAAACTTACTGACTGCCTCGTCGTACTGAGTACGCATGAATTTCACTGAGTCCTCAATGTCGTTCATACGCATTGCTGTCACGTCAGCGTTGGAACCAAAGGCCCTTGACACCAATATCTCTGCGGGCATGCGCTCTGCCCCTGCAACTGTCTTTGCTCCGGGGCCCGTGATGCTTGCCTCACCGGCAAATGTGCGGGTAAACGTGTCGTTCAAGGCCTTGGAAAAGCCCCTTGCCTGATCAAACGCAGGAGCTTTTAGGGTCTCCAAATCTTTCAAAATGCCCTCGGCCAGTAGGCCATAGAACCTTGCGTCGCCCATGTCGCCTTTACCAGCGGCATCACGCGCAAGAGCCAGCAAGTTGCTTCGGTAGTTGACCATCTCGCCAACATCCATCTCATTGAGTTTTGGAACAAAGCGTTCAGGTACTTGTCCTGTCTCCAAGAACTCATCAGTATTGCGACCAAGCTTGTACTTCATGACCGAGGCATCATCAATGCCAAAGGTACGGATAATGTCCTTAACCAACTTCGGCGTGGTGTTCTTGTAAACGACGTCAGCAATGCTTAGGGTTGCGTCCAAGAACGCACGACTTGTGTTAGTAGGCGCGATTTCTGTGCCCCTGACCACTGTCTCCCTGGCCAGGGTCATCATGGGCCATCTGCCTGTTCTATTGTATATCTCCTGGGCCTTTGGGCCCTGCATTGGCACCTGTTGTGGAGGAGCTTGAACTCTTTTTACAGGGGCAATCTGGCGCAGGGCCTCAGCCCACAACTCTGACTCCATGTCCCGCGCTTGGCGCAATGCAAGTTCTGTTTCTGTCTTTACGATGTCGCCAATTTCTCTACGAGCAGCAGGCGTGTCCTTGGAAATTTTGGCAATCTTGCTGGCCGCTGTTGCATCTGCCGCTGCGAGACGGCCATTGAGCATATCGATGTGTGCTTTTTGTTCGATCTCTGCTGCTTTGCGCAAAGCATCTGGAGTGCCTATTTCTCTCAGCTTCTGAATCAACAATTTGTATGCAAGCAAAGAGTCTTCGCCCTGCTTGACTGTTTGGCCAGAGAATTCTGCATTGGTACGAGCAAGCGATGTTTCCAGGGCAGACAAAGTCATGCTGCCTGTTTTCTGCGCGGCAGTTGGCGTAGCTCCCCCTGTAGTAGGTTGCTCCAAGCGGCGAATAAGCAGAGGAATATTCTCTCCTGTGCCATTCAAAATCTCATACAAGCGAGCAGCGGCCTTTCCCTCTTTGGCCGATGGACTTGTGGAGTTTCTAAGATTCTTCGCCCAGTCCACAACGTCGCCAACTGAGTTAACCACCAAGCGCCCAGGAGCAAAGATGCCCCCTATTACTTCTGCGCCAAAACGCACACCCTTTTGGCCCGGGAAAAGTTCTTCTGCAAAAAAGGCACCTGTCCCTGCTCCCACTCCTGCAATTACCTCGGCAGTGCCAAAGCTATAGGGGGACTTACGGGCAGACTCGCCTATAGAAGAGATGAACCGTGAGACGCGGTTCCCGGTGAATTTAGGCATGAAGTAGGCGGACGGGGAGAACGCAATGGACGTACCAAACGTGCGGCCACCTTCACGCACAGAGAGCAAGTCTTCCCGCAGAGGAGGCTCTTCATACTCCTCAGGGAACATCTGTTGCAAAGCGTAGTTCACGCCCATGCCGCCCAAAACACCAGTAACAAGCCCTATGGGAGGGCCCAAAGGCGCAAATGGTCCCAAAGCGGGCGCGGCCAGAGTACCTGCCCGCAGGCCAAGCATACCGCCAGCGGAGATGGGAGCGCCTTCTCGCAGTCCCATCTTGGCACCCTGGCCAACAGCTTCGACCTTTTCACCAAGTGTTGGAAACTCCGACTGAGAAATCTGTTGCAACGCTTTTAACTGATCTGCTGCGTTGGCAGCGGGAACAGGACGACGGCCCTGCATTAGCGAAGAAGGCGGCTGGCCTCCTGCTGTGTCGGGCAAAGTCAGAGCATCAAGTTGCTTTTGAATTTCTTCAGGAGTTGCCATGGCTTATTTCTTCCACTTTGATTCTCTACCATTCCACAAGAAGTTTGTGCCACTGGGCAGTGCTTGTACTTCTTCAATGGTGTACACGCGAGGAGGAACCCCAGCTACCTTAAGAAAGTTTTTGAGTTCTTTTATTTCATCTAACGCAGCTTGTTGAGAGGTTACAGGGTATTCTGGATTATTTGCATCTCTTTGGGCAGCTTTTAGGCGCTGATTAAGAAAGTCCTCAATACCAATCAAACGATTGCCCAGAGAGCTTGGGTTGTCAAAAAACGCTGGAGCAATGTCTATTTCCTTTTCAATCGCCTGCATCTCTGAAACAGGATAGCGTGGATTTGCTGCCAACGCCTTGATCAAGGAACGTCTTGCTGAATCGAAGAAAGTACGTGCCTCATCGGCCTGGGCGTCCACTTGACCAAAGACGCGCAAGACAGGCAGTGTCTTGAGGTACTGGATAGGGCCTGCAACCAAAGGGCGTTGATTCCACAAAGTCTTTTGCTCTTTAGGGGTCTTGAGCGCCACGTAAGCATCTTTCGCCTCAGCGGGTACATTGGCAGGCACTGTTCCGGGAGCCCCGCTGATGTCTCCAGCGGCACCGGGAGGAGCAGCAGGCGGTTTTGCTCCTCCGGGCTTTCCATCACTGGATACAGGAGCCGTAGACACGGCTGGAAGCGCTGTTCCACGCAACTGAAGCGCAGAGCGAACAAAGGACGGAAGCTCTGGGCGCGACTCTATAGTCACGTAGCTCTTAGTGCCCAACTTAGGGTCTGTTCTTTCTTCTACTCGGGTTTGAGGTTGCGTGTAGTTTGTTACCGCTGCCAAGAAAACACGTTCCTGCTCTGGGTCTAGTTTTCCAGCGGCATAGTCTGGTGCCATTTTGGTGAAGATGTTCAATGTTTCCCCTGTAACACCGCTACCAAATGGTCCTTTTGGTGGTTTGCCGAGGTTCTTTTCTTTCTCTGCGGCAATGCGTGCTTCAGACTTTATGATGTCTCCAAACAGCGCTCTCTTTTGTTTTGTGAGCTCGTTGTTTGCGGCTTGGAGTTGATCGATGTCCTTCTCAGAAGCCTGCAACGCGGCCATCTTGATTGCGCGCTCGCCTCTATCAATCTCCGCCACACGTGCCATCATGTCCTGGGGCAGGGTTCTGACTGCGCCGGCCATGCGAGAAACAAAACTACCCTGCAATGGGCGGCCCTTGTCATCCACGTTTGCGCCAAAGTTAAAGGCCCGTTGGCCGAGAGAAAACAACATCTGTGCTTCGCTCGCGCCCTTGGTGTCACCAAGAATCGTGCGATATGCAGGCTCACGCCCACGAGCCAATGCTCCCAGGTCCGGGATCGTTGCTGGCTGCCGTGCAATCAACTCCTGCATGCCTTGTTGAGCCGCAGAAACCATGTTAGTTGGGTATTTAAGTAAAGGTGCTTCTTTTTCGCCAGGGACTGTTTCATCATCAGGGGTCACTCCGTCCTCAGTAGACCCCGCCTGAAAATTTTGAACATAGCCGCCTCTTGCCATAGCCATAGGAGGTGCGCCAGCAATACCACCTGTCTCAGGTGGAGGAGGACCGGCCATGCCTTGTGGGCCACCAGCACCGCCCATGAGTGCCGCCATCATCTCAGGAGGCATACCGCCAGGGGCAGCTTCAGGAGGCATACCGCCAGGGGCAGCTTCAGGAGGAGCGCCTGGGGGCATCATTGGTGGCATTCCAGGAGGAGCCATTTCAGGAGGAGGGGCCATTGGAGGCTGAGGACCCTGCATCAACTCGGCTGAAGCAGGAGCAGCACCAATGCCTTGCTGTTGGGCAAGAACAGGCTGCAAAAGAGCGAGCACTTCTTGGGGCGTGTCCTTAGCAGCACGGTATCCGACCATGTCCGCCAACTCATCAATACGCGCTTCGACTGAGCGCATGTCCCCGCGTAAGTTGTTCATCAAAATCTCAGGAGACTTGGGCGAGCGACCCATGACCTCAGAGGCAACACGGTCCTCTTCGTTCATGCCTTCCATATCGTCGTCTTCCATCTCCATTATGTCCTTGAAACCGGCCATGATGCCCATGTTTTCGACGTCTTGTTCCATCATTTTGTTTTTCATATTGCCCTCTTAAAAGAGTCCAGCTTTCTTTGCCCCAGCGGCAGTTGATAACGCACCCAGTCCTACCCCCAACGCTTGTTGGAACGGGCTGGCAGAAGGCATACTGACCGCCGCCGTTGACATCTGAGTCGATGGCGCGCCCTTGTAAATGTCTGACAAAAAGGCCGCTTGTTGATAAGGCGAGTACACCTTTTGCAACTCGGTGGCACGCTTTGCGTCTTCTTGCTGTTGGTTGATTGCCTGCTGCGACTGACCAACGTTGTACAAAAAGTTGATGTCGCCTTGTCGCATAGCCTGTGCTGTCTGGCCCAAAGCGCCTTGTTGGATACCCAGTTGACCCTGTTGTGCGCCCAGTTGTCCAAGGCCTGACGACATCTGTGCGCCTTGACCAAATTCCTGACCAGCGAGTGAGCCAATGCCTGCGGCCGCTTGGCCCAGACCTTGTCCCAAAGCCAATTGTCTTTGTTTGCCTGCTTCAAACGTTCCCATGCCTGCCTGTTGGGCCTGAGCATAGTTCTGTGCGTAATCTTGCATGATGCGTTGCGACATAACGTCTTGCAAGCCTCGCTCCATCTCAGCGCGCTGTACGCCTTCTCGTGTGCCGCCAAAAGCACCTGATTTCACAGCTTGAGCGGCGGCACCCTGACGTGCAATGTCGCCTTGACGACGCATTTCTGCCAAGCCTTGCTGAGTGACCAAGGCCTGATAGGGATTCATGAACTGTGCCGCCATGGTCGGGTCGTACTGACCGCCCGCTTGGGAAGTTGCTCCGATACCAGCAGTCAGCACATTCTGGGCCTCACCATACTGGTCCCGGGTGTCTGCTCCACGCAAGACATTAGCTGCCTCGCCTGTAGTTCCATAAGCCTGTGTAACTGCTTGGTTGGCAGTGGTCAGGTATGGATCAAATGCTCCGATACCTTGGCTAATGGCCGCGTTCATTGCTGTCTGTTGAGCAGGAGCAAAGCCGGCTACGTTGTAGCCAGGAAGCTGTTCAGCCAAAGGCGTGCGGCCCTCGTTGAAGGCCAGTGTTTTTGCTTGTTTTAGTAGGTCAAGCTTATAGGCTTCAATTTCCGGGGCTTCCCGGACAATTTGTTGTGTTGTTTCGGTAGCCATAATTAGCCTTTCACCATTCCGCCTTTTTCAAGCGATTTCATAAGTTTGTACATCCGTGCAGCACCTTTACGGCGACTTCCGTTTCCAGCATTGCGCACGGCCCTGGCGGTAAATACAAACTCACCGTCTGACAACATAGCAGGAATATCATCCGAAGTTCCTGTTCCTGGTCCGTTAATAGGGCCTGACTTACGGGGGAACTCTCTGATTGATCCACCCTTAGCGGCCATTACCGGTTCTGCGGTGCCAATGAACGGGGAATAGTACTGCTGCCGTCTTACGCGACGACCATAGTCAGGAGAGTACTGCGCTTGCATAATGCCGGTTGGCGTGACAACACCTCTGGTTGCAGCACCTAGCTCACCCGCATACCTTGTTTCGCGGTAAGGGTCGTAGTCACCTTGGGACCGATAGTTATACAAGCCACCAGAGAATGCTTGTGGGTTGTCCCGCATGTAGTCCGTTCCTGTGTAATAAGGATCATATATAGGCGTGTCATCTACGGGAGGCTCCTTAAAGCCTCCAGCTACATACGTTGCAGCCAATGCGGCTCCTGCCATAGGGCCATATTTGGCAAAAAAGCCTGGGGCACTGGCCTGATACGCGGCGTCATATGCCGCTTGTGCTCCCGCCGCAGTCGCGTCCTTTCCCATCCTTGCTTTATATGCTGTCATTGCTTTGTCGCCTTCAAGGACCGCTTTTTCGTTTCCTTCTTGTATGGCAGGACGATCGGTAGCAAAGTTTTCTTTGTAAAAATCTTTTGCGCCCTCATAGGCTTGTTCTCCTCTTGCGCGAAGGGAGTACGAGCTTCTGTCTTCTACGGGAGCAGGTCCTCTATTCTCGGGTGCACCGGTGGACATTGTGCTCATGTCTTCCACTGGGGGAAACCCAAGAGAGGCGTCTCGCATACTAAGGGCATCAGGGCTTTGCCCTCCACCCGTGTAATATGTATTGGCGGTTTGTTGACCTAGATTTCCAGTGGTGTCAAGAGGGGCGTTTCGCATACTAATGGCATCTGGGCTTTGCCCTCTACCCGTGTAGTATGTGCTGGCGGTCTGTTGACCTAAGCCTTCAGCAGAGAGTGGCGCGCCTGCTGTGTTTCCAGAAGGCGCGACCGGAGAAGTTTGTGCCACATTAGGGGTCATCGGCTGTGATGGATTTACTGCATCAGCACGGACATACTGATTGTTTCCAGCCGCATCTTTGTAGACAAGATAATCTTTCCCGTCCATGCCAACAGAAAACTGCTGTCCAGTCAAAGCATCCTGACGCATCACCGGAGTTAGGTTTTCAGAAGCAGTACCTACACCGCTTATGCCCTCGATCGGGGCAAGAGACAAGTTTGACCCATCTACTGCTGCATCGGTAGGAGCCTCGGTCCGTGGTGCGCCAGCCTGGCCACCAGGTATGTATCCCTGCTGTTGACCGTAGGTAACACCTGCTCCAGTCAATCCACCAATTGCACCTGCTTTTAACGCTTCCGCTGGCGACATGCCCGCTGCCAAACCAAAACCCGTACCTAATGCTGCACCTGTAAAACCTTGGTTTAAGACGCTGCCCGCCGCACCGGGCATGTAGCCGCCAATGGTCGGAGCAATTGTTCCGCCGATGTAGCCCATAGCCGCACCTTTGAGCACGTCTTTTAGGTTTCCACCACCCAAGGCGGCCACGCCGCCTCCAACAATGGCGGCAGTGGCAGCAGTGCTAAGAGTACCAATACCAAGGCCTGCGGAAACTGGGCCAAGGGCCATGGTCAGGCCAATGGTCAAAGCAATCTTGCCAATCGGGCTTGCAGCTACCTTTTTTACCGCCTTTACCACTGTTCTAGCAGGCGCGGTAACTGCCTTCCATCTGTCGCTGAGATAACTGTATTCCCGCAACCCTGTGTAAGGATTGATCGACCCAAGGCCGCCTGCGCTACGCAGCATTTCAGCTTCTCGTGGATTGATGTGGGCAAGAATGGTATCGCCGTTGCGGCCCTTAGACTGGAGCAGCTTGGCAGCGTCTGCCAAACCACCGCTCTTCATTGCCATGGGTTCTTGTGGTCCGGGGCCCATGGCCTCTGGAGAGACGTTCTGTGCTTGTTGAATACGTTGCTCGTTCAATGCCGCCAACATGGTGGTAATGAACCCTTGATCAAACTCAGGCGGGAAGTCATCTTCATCAATAGCACCCGCTTCAATACCGGCACGGATCACTTCCTTGTACTGGTCGGGGTACTGCATCATGTATTCAAGCAGCGTAATAAACGCCTCTATCTCGCTGGGCTTGAGATTGAGTTCCGATAGGCTAGAGCCAATGGCAGACTTGTATTCGCCAAAGGCCTGCGGATTGGTATCCTGCATGGCAGAAGATGCCGCGTCGTACGCGTCTAAGCTTGAGACGTAGCCCTGTGGGGGCTGTTGTTGCTGCTGTTGCATGGGCATGGGAGCCGCCATGATGCCTTCATTCGCCATGATTATCCTTTCCAGTTGATGCCAAGGGCCGCGTGGGCCGCGCGTCGGGAAAGGACGCGAATATGGCTGTAATTATGTCGCATTTCCCTAGTTCCTGTCTACCAGAAGTGCACTCGCTACTACGTAAACATTGCTTTGCGAAGACGTAACTACCAAGGTATCAAGCTGCTCAAGCACCAAAGGGCCTGCATTCCAGCCAGCCAAGAGGTCTACATACTTGCCGGGAGCTACCGCTTCCAAAGGCACTAGGGGGTGCGTTCCAGACCCACTAGGGGAAAAAGTAACGGTTATGTTGGTGCTTGCTGCATCTGAGTTTGCTATCCAAAGAGACTTAACAATAGCCGTTGTGGCCGCAGGAACTGTAAGTACAGTGTTTGCAGTGGCCGCAACCAAAGTCTTTTGAAAGCGTTTATATGCGTTTGCCATTATTTTCCAAAAAACCAAGTCTGTGCCTGGTCCTTGTCCTCGGTTACAACAGGCGTGTAAGTACTGTTGAGTTGTAAAATAATCTGCTCAAGCGAGCGCACCAGTTGGTTGAACTGCGACGCATCGTAGGCAGGCAATGCGTTGGGCAGTCGGACGTTGGTGATTTTGCTCATCGCAATCCGTCCGGCTGAATGTCAACGCGCAATGTTCCATAGCGCCAATTGGTGTCTATATCACTGCTCTCAATGCGCAAGCTGATCTGTCTTCCGCGCGCGCGAGTGTCCACCTTCTCTGTGTTTGGAGCAATGATGTATGGGTCCAAAGAGCTTGGGCTTGCGCTGGCCTGCGGATAGGGACGCAACAGCAAATGCACTGTCAAGTTACCCTCTTGGTTCTTGAAGTCAGGGATGAACCGCTTCATAAACAGCATCTGCTCGCCGTCGCCAATGTCAAAGTAACCAGACTTGACCAAAGCCGTGATGGCCGTTCCATTGCCGTTCTTACCATCCTCTTGGTTGTATATCAAGGAACGACCGGCTGTCAGGCCGTTGATCGTACTGATACTGGTTTCAGTGCTGGTAGGAGAGTACTCAGCAGCAGTCGGTTTAGAGTAGGTGCCTAAATCCGTCCATGCTGTACGCGCCATAGTGCCAATAGACCAAACATTCTCTAAGTAGTTGTACGTCACAAATCGATCAATGTAGTCCGATGTGTATGAGCAATACCACCAGGTGACCTCGTTAAACTGAGTATTGACGCCGATATTTACCTTGGTGTTTTGTACAACGTTAATGTCTTGGAACACGTAGTCCTGCACTGTACATGCAAGCTTTTTCACTGTTCCGTCGAACATGAAGAAGGCGTCCTTGCCCATCCAAAACGACACGCCATTGACGTCAGCAGAGGCATGCGGGCCTATCAGTCCACAGTTAGCGCCCAGTTGCTGGAAGCCAAAAGTGTAGGGCGGACCGATGAATTGCATGCCATGCAAAGCAGTGTCTGTCCATATGAGAATCTGTCCTCTGGATCGATCGGCAGAGACGATGCGGTTGCCGTCCGTGAGCCGTTGTCCGCCGGCCGTGTTGGTTGCACTCTCAACAAAACTGGTAATGTCCTCCTGATTGGAGAAGCGAACAAACATGGGGTCCTGTGTCGCTGGAGTACCAATCGTGGACTCCGTGCCAAAGCACACCAAGTGTCTGTCCGGTGTGGACACAAGCGCATAGGTGCTCTTTGTGGGAGCGCCAGATATAACTGTTGCACGTACGCCAATACCGGCACTTGTGTCAAACAAATAGATGGACCCGTTCACGAGTTGGCATACGACGTCTTCGCCAAAATTATCAAACTGCCAGACCCGCGAATCAAGGGAGATGGAAGTAGAGGGTGGTCTTGGTGTTCCCCAAGTGCTCGCGCCCCACGTGCCAACGCCCCAGCCGTAGTCCGCTGTACTGACAGCGCTTCCTATGTTGATTTGATAGGCAGCATCTGCGGTGCCTGCGGCGTTGACCGTTGATGTGGCAGCAGCAGGAGAAAGGATGGTGTATTCATTGGCATTTGTGATGAACTGAATCTCAAATTCACCAGTCAGACTTGCGTTAGAAATACCACCAGGGTTTCCTGTTACGTTTGAGAACGTAACAAAGTCTCCTGTAATACAACCATGCGCCGTGTCATTTACTGTGACAGTGGTAGAGGCATTAATCGTGTCAAAGGTGACCCCAACTGCTGTTCTACGAATAGGTGTGACATCCCCCCACAAAGCACCGTACAAGGCATACAGCTTTCTGTTGGTGCCCACGATCATGTAGGGCGCACCGTCCAAAGCATTCCAGGCGTATATCTCGCTGATCATGCCAACTAAGTAGGCAGCGATCTCGTTAAATTGTGTCCAACCGCCTATTTTTTCAGGAAGGCCATAGCGAAAGCGCACGTAGTCCGTGTCAATCCAGCCGCCTTCAGCGCCGTACTCAGTGTTTTGTTTATCTACACCAGGTTTAAGAACAATTCGTGCGAGTGCCATGGCTTATCTAAATCCTGCGGTTTTCTTTGCAATCTTCTTTGGTTGAGCCACAAACTGCTTACCAGCCGCCTTACCTTTGCGCTTGGCCTTGGTCGTGGCCGCATATTCAGCAGGGGACAAGGACTTGATAGCTGCCTCAGGAAGATACCTCTCACCTGTTTTTGACGAAGGCTTCCCCGACTTAGTGCGCCACTTCTGGTCGCCCCAGTTTTTAAGGGAGGTCTGTGAAGGTTTCAATCTCGGTAGCCTCCGCCTGCCTTTTTATAACGTTGTGCCACCATTTGTGCTTTTCTGGCGCTCCATTGTCCAGCGCCAGTGCCTGCTGTTGCCTCTGCCTTTACAGCGTTAAAAATACGTTTGCGCAGCTCAGGCTTGGTGTAGTTTCCTGCGGCGTTGACCGTGGACTTTGCTTCGCCGCCTGCCTTGAATGAAGCGGTTTTAGCCGCATTGGCAAAGTCAGATTTCTTTGGCGCACCCTTGGCACCAACACTGCGCATCTTTTCTCCTGATCCAGAGGCAATGCGTTTTTTCTTGGCCGCAATGTTGGCATACAAACCGCCCCCTGCACTTTTCTTTACTGGAGTTTTCATGTCAGCCCACATTTCTTTCAAAGTGAGGGCAGTCCACCAAGGACTTGAAGTTTCCGCCCCAACGGTTTTTAGGGTGCAGCGTTTCCCAGTAAGCGCCCAGCGGTGCAAGGATGCCT